TACAAGAGGTGCGTGATTTAAATATTTCTTGTGAATCATTTATGTGTTGGGCTAATATTAGAGAACCAGGTGAAGCATTAGAAGTTCATGCACATAGCGATTCTGCCATTGCAGTAACATACTATATCAAAGCTCAAGATGACTGCGGTGACCTTGTATTATTTGATACCAAAGATGCAATTGATTGGGAACAAGGTAAACTAAACGATAATCCAATATTAAAAACAAAACGATTAAAACCAATAGAAGGTAGATTAGTATTTTTTCCTTCTTATGTTTTACATACGGTCGAAGAAAATAAATCAAATGATTTAAGAGTTTCACTCACTTGTGATTTAAAAAAGGTACTAGATAAAAATAGACCTAATACAATATTATTAAAAAATTGGGCAACCAAAATGGTGAAGATAAGAGAATGGTAAATTTATTTTCTAAACTGAATAATAATTATGTTATTGATAATTATAAGACACTTGAAAAACAAATATCGTTTGGTGAAACTATAAAAGGAAAATTCTTTGGTATAGAATATTCTCATGTCGATGTTAAAAATAGTCCGCTCGATGAAGTTATACCAAAAGAGTATAGAAAATATTTCTTTATGACGATTATGAAAATCAATAGAGAAATACCACCACATACAGATAGTGGTATTAAAACTTCTATTAATTTTTATATTAAAACGGATGATTGTTTGACTCAATTCTACAAATTAATAACTGAAAAACCCAAAACAAAACAGGTTGAAAATCAATCTAATGGTTTTATATTTGATGAAAAAGACTTACAAAGAGTCGCTTCTTTTATGGCAAATCCAACAGAAGCATGGGTTTTAAATGTTACCCAACCACATTCAGTTATACCACATTTTAATTTTAAAGAGCGATTGGCTATTGCCTTATCGACCGAATTAGAGTATGATGTGGTATGCGATTTATTAAAAGATAAAGGACATCTGTGATGTTTTACGAAAAACTAGACTTCATCAAATTTGACCTAGAAAAATTAAAAGAAGATGTAAAGAATCATGTGTTCACATTGGGAAATCAAGTGATACAAGGTGAAGAATTTGAAACGCCACAATATCATGGTTTTGGTGGTTGGAGTTTATTGAGCAGAACAGGTGAATGGCAAGATGGTTTTGAATTCTTTCAGACAGGTGAAAATGAAGAATTTGAAGATGATTTTTTCCCAAAAGGACAAAATAATTATGCCGTTTTAAAATATTTAAATGTAGCACACTCAATGGAATATAAAAACCCAACTGAAGCTTATGTTGGTGAAATTAAAAATGTTATTGACCAGATTGCTGAGGCTGGTTTTTATCCAAGACGAGCAAGAGTAACTTGTTTAAAAGCTGGATGTAAATCATTAGTACATAGTGACGGACCAATGAATGAATATATTGCTCGTATTCATATTCCTTTGTTTACAAATGAGAAGTGTATTTTTATTTGTGATGGTGTAGATTTACATATGGAAGCCGGTTCTGTTTATATGGTGTGGGTTAATACTTGGCACCAAATTCGTAATGATTCTGATGAGGATCGATATCATATTATTATGGATGCTTATGATACTAAAAAACTCACCAAGAATTTTAAATACGAAGGTAATATAAATGAGTTGATAGAGTATGCTGAGAAGTATAGGGAAAATATTGATTCTGCAGTACTTACAGAAGAAGATATTATGAAAATTGAAAAAGTAAAAGAAAAGTATATTACCAAAAATGTTTAATTACTGCACACCAAAAGTTCTTGCTGATTTAAAATCAGAAACATTTCCTGATGGTAAACGATATTATACACTAGAAGATGGCACAAGATTGCCTTCTGTCACTACTGTACTTGGCGCCCAAAAGAAAGAAGCCATTATGAGATGGCGCAAGCGTGTTGGTGAAGAAGAAGCCAATCGTGTATCTAAGAAAGCAACCAGTCGTGGTACAGGCGTGCATACATTATGTGAATACTATTTAAACAATGAAACAAACCTAAGTCAAAAAGAAGGCGTTAGACCTGATGCCTTTGAAATGTTTATATCATTAAAACCATTGTTAAATCGTATCAATAACATTCATTATCAAGAAGCAGCATTGTGGTCAAAACAATTAGGAATGGCAGGTCGTGTAGACTGTATTGGTGAATTTGATGGTGAGTTATCAGTAATTGATTTTAAGACTTCTAAACGCATTAAATCAAGTGCAGATATTGAAGATTATTATTGGCAAACAACAGCTTACGCTCTAATGTATGAAGAACTAATCGGGATTCCTATAAATAACCTAGTAATCATTATGGCAGTAGAAGATTCCGAGCCATTATTGTTTAAGCAACAGACCAAAGACCACATTGATGGTTTGGTAAAAGCCATACAGTTTTATAAAGGTAAATAGTGGTATAATTTAGTAAAATGGTTGACTTTTAACCGGTTATGTTGTATAATGATTTCCTATTTCGATTAAAATAGGTGGTGGGTCGGACATGAAGATTAGAGTATATAAGACACATTGGTACCGTGGTGGAATTTTTCATTGGGGCCAAGTTAGATTTAATAGTGGCGATGTTTATACTAGTTATAGATTAGGACCATTATTGATACACATTCGTTGAAGTTGTTTGAAAGTTGTTGTGGACGCTGGGGCAGTACCAGCCCGGTCCACCATAATCGTATATGAAAACTCTGTCGATACTAAATATATGAGAATCGACAGGAGTTAAAATGAAACATAAACATCATATTGTACCAAAACATATGGGCGGTAATGATAGTCCAGAAAATTTGATTGAATTATCCATTGAAGAACATGCAATTGCTCATAAAGAATTGTGGGAAAAATATGGCCAACGTGAGGACTTTTTAGCTTGGCAAGGATTAGCAGGACTAATGACTAAAGAAGAATTAGTCAAAGAAATGTTATCTTTAGCTGGTAGAAAAGGCGCACTTAAATCAAATTTAAAGCAACACGGAACAACCAGTAAATTTGATGGTGTCCCTTATTGGAAAAGATTTTCTGATTATCCTGTTGGTGTTGATGGTAGAAAAGTTAGAACGAAAAAATATTGGTTCAACAATGATGTAAAAGAAGGACAATTTTCTTTAAATGATTTTCCAAAAGGATGGAAAAGAGGCAGATTAAAATCTGTTATGAAGAAAACCAATCCTAATGTACGATTATGATGGGCCGGAAATAGATTCGACATGACAATAATTAGAACAATGGAGAATCGTCAACGCTAAAGACGTTAGGATTGAGGACACTCGGTCGAAGAAGCAAATAAAATTAACCGCAAACGATAATAAGTTCGCACTGGCAGCCTAAACACCTGTCGGAGTTTTTAACGATTGTACTTGGCAACAGAAACAATCGTTTCACAAACCCTATCACAAAGTCAAAAGTACTTGGGTCCAAGGTCAGAACACCGACTGTAAACAAAAGGAGATATGATGTTCGCATCAAAATCAAAATCTATATTATGTGGAGTTATTTGCGCAGTAGCACTTTATTCTTTTCCATCAGTATCACAGGAGATAAAAGACTTAGTAGTTGAACAACAAGTAAGTGAAAATTTCAATAAAGAATTGGCTTGCTTGACCAAAAACATTTATTATGAAGCAGCACAAGAATCATATGAAGGTAAACTGGCAGTAGCTCAAGTTACCTTGAATCGTGCTAATGATCCAAATTTTCCATCCACAATTTGTGGCGTGGTATATCAAAAAACGCTAGGCACTTGCCAATTTAGTTGGACTTGCTTAAAGAATTTAGCAATTCAAAATAAATATGCATGGGAAGAATCAGAAATGGTTGCCCGCAAGGCCTTGACACAACCTGTATTGCATGATATAATTGCAAAGAACAACGTATTATACTATCATGCAGTGTATGTAAATCCTGGTTGGAGAGGCAGAGTTATAACCAAAATAGGTAACCATGTCTTTTATGCTAAAATTTAAAACAACACCATATGGTAATGAAGATGATTTTATGTTGGTGAGAACTGAAATGAAGGATCGTGGCGAGGGATTGCCACCATCTCATTCACAATGTATAATGATGAATAAAAGTGAAATTGAGGATTTAATAAAGTGCCTACTAGAGATGAAGTAAAACAGTTTAGTTTATTGATTGAACAACTTGTTGAAGATGAAAAGTTGGGTTATATGGATGCCATATGCCAACATTGCAAAGAGACAGGTTTAGAAATTGAAGTGGCTGCCACTTTGATTTCATCCAACCTCAAATCAAAAATTAAATTGGAAGCACAAGACAACAATATGTTGAAGAAAAGTGCTCGTCTGCCGATATGACGGAGAATACCGGATTTGAAGCATATGCCTTATGGAATGCTTTGAAACTACACTTCACATCCGATTCTTATGATTACTTTAAATACAATGGCAAAACCAATGTATCGAAGCAATCATTCACAACCAACAAATCAAAATACCAATTCTATAAGTTGTCTCGTAAATATGGTATTGATGAGTTAAAACAATTCTATGTGGCAAACTTCATTGAAGGTAAAGGTGACTGGATAGGTGAACTACTCCAAGATGGCGAGGAGAACTATACCAAATGGCAAAAACGGTATCAAAGCTTGACTTATACCTTTGAAAATGATATAATGTACCTGTTGGAGAAAGTTGATAGACCAGATGATTTACTTTTGGTAAAATCAAATGAGTTTCCAAAGTTGTTACAGTATTTGATGAGTGGTAGTATTTCAATTGAGACAGTCATTATTTTAGATGATATTATGAAATTTATTCCAATGTGGAATAAAGAAATTTATGATGATATTGTGTGGCCTAATTGGTTGAGAAAGATTGAAAAGTATAGGCCATTCATACAATACGATAAGAATAAATTTTTACATATTTTAAAGAAGAAGATACATGAACAAGCCTAAAATTAGTTGTATATACTTGGACATGGATGGAGTTATTGCTGACTTTGTAAAACGATACAAAGAACTCTATCGTATGGAACCAAAAGAAGCAGAAAAGAGTAAGAAGTTTGATAGTTTCTTTAATGAGTTTATTGCTACAAACCAATTTGCTACATTAGATTTAATGCCAGGTGCTATGGATGGTGTTACATTTTTGCGTAAGTTAAATGTGCCAACACAAATGCTTTCTTCTACTGCAAATGAAGCAAGATACGATGACATTTCTAAACAGAAAATGATTTGGTTACAGACACACGGTATTACATTCACTCCAAATTTTGTACCAGGTAAAAAACACAAGTACAAATATGCAGCACCAGATAAGATTATCATTGATGATACCGAATCTGTTATTGAAGATTGGAGAAAGGCCGGTGGTATCGGTATTCTTCATAAAGATTGGCCAACAACTCTGGCAATCTTGCGTTTATATGTTTGACAATGGATAAATATAATGATATACTAGCAGTTGATTATGAGAAGTTTTTGAAAATATTCCGTTTATACTCCGTTTAATAAGAAAGAAGGTAATACTATGAGTTTCGCTAATCTCAAACGCCAATCTGGCAACCTCGACAAACTAACCAAAGCAGTTGAGGCACTCTCCCAATCATCCGAAGGTTCAGAGAAATCTGATAACTATTGGAAACCAGAAGTAGACAAAGCAGGTAATGGCATGGCCACTATTCGTTTTCTTCCCGCATCTGAAAAAGATGGCGAAGATGGTCTGCCTTGGGTTAAAATCTTTAGTCATGGATTTCAAGGTCCTGGCGGTTGGCTGATTGATAATTGCTTGACCACAAAGAATCAACAATGTCCTATCTGTGAGCATAACTCTGCTCTATGGAATTCTGGCATTGAAGCGAATAAAGATGTTGTTCGCAAACAGAAGCGTAAGTTAAATTATGTTGCCAATGTGTATATCGTTGCTGATCCTAAGCATCCAGAAAACGAAGGCAAAGTGAAGTTGTTCCGTTTTGGTAAGAAAATCTTTGATAAGATTACCGAAGCAATGAATCCTCAATTTGAAGATGAACAGCCAATCAATCCATTTGATATGTGGAAAGGTGCTAACTTCAAGTTAAAGATTCGTAAAGTAGAAGGCTATCAGAATTATGATAAGTCTGAGTTTGATTCCCCATCTGCTCTATTAGATGATGATGACGAGTTGGAAAAAATCTGGAAGTCTGAGTTCGCATTAAGTGAACTGAGTGCAGGTTCTGAATTCAAATCGTATGATGAGTTGAAGAAGCGTCTTGATAAAGTTCTTGGTTTGAATGGTGAAGAAATTGCACCAAAGACTACCGTTGAAACAATCAAGGAACAAGTTAGAACTGCTCCTAAAAAGGCAGTAGATACACTTGTTGAACCTTCTTTAGATGAAGATGATGATTTAAGTTATTTCAGTAAGTTGGCTGAAGAAGATTAAACCAAAACTCCTTTCCTTGGATGGTTTGCCCCGCTACGGCGGGGTTTTTTATTGGTTAAACTACAACAGCAATTGAATTTAGATACCGAGTTAAATCCGAATTACGTTGTTTAGCCAATGCGGTGTTTTGGAGTTTAGCAGGTTTACCACCAATGTTATTAACAGAACTATTCACGGCAACTTGTGGAGAATTTTGTTGTGCAGTTGTGGTAGTTGGTTCTTGTCTTGGTATATCTTGTACAACAGGTTGAGTTGGTGGTAATGCAGGTGGTGTTCCCGTTTTAGCCTGAGCAGGCATCGGTGTTTCTGTTTTAGCTTCAGACTTAACTGCTGCAGGAGCCGTTGGTGCTGGTTTTGTTTCAGATGACGGACTAACAGGTTTAATTTCAGCTGCAGGTTTACCTGCATTTTCTTTTGCATACTTCTTGGCTTCTTCCATTTGTTGTGGAGTTGCCTTGACACCAACAGTAACACCATATTTTTCTTTGAGGTACTGCATTTTAAGACCATCAAAAGAATTGTCTCCTGTGCCTACTGAATTCTTATCCTTCTTAAAATCTTCATATGCTTTTTGTGCACCAGGTATTCCTTTATCTGCCTGAATCTTCAGATAACTTTCAACCATTGTGTTGACCTGATCCTCATCAACTTGGCCATTACCTGCGGTAGATAATTCTGCTCGTACAGATTGTTTTAGTTTTTCAATATTGCCTTCATTTGCGGCATTAGTTGATTGTTCCATTAACTTGAAAGAACCGATGGCAGCAATAATTGCTGGCGCCAGTATAGCCGCAGCAGTTGCTAGACTAGAGGCACCTAAAAATTCAAGTAACCAACCACCAGCACGCAAAGCATTTTTTAGAATACTAAATCCAAC